ATTCTATATGGTAAAGAAGGACAGCGATCTACTAAAGGATTAATCTTTGTTCCAGAAAAAGAATATGATCCTAATGAACTATATACAATAAGAAAAAAAACCACCAACGTTCTTCACATAGATCAAGATAAAAATATTTTAAAAAGATATGCTTCGGTTAAGCATTTACTTATAGAGCACGATTTAAACGAAAGTTCTTTGCGGACTATTTTATGTAAAGGACTTCCCACTCTTCAATATCCTTTTGCTTATGAAGATAAATTAGAGTCAGTTAAGTTTAGGGTAAATACATCAAATGCGCCTAAAGTAAAACTAATTGTAATAAATGGAGATACCGAAACTGAATATCCTTCCATCAATGATTTTATATCTAAACATCCAGAGTTCAAAAGAAAAGCAATCGAAAAGGTTCTTTACGAAGGTAAAAAACATTACAAAGGTCTTAAGTTTAAAACGGTTAAACACGTTTTGTAATTTAGTTAGAAAAATAGGTGTAATACATATATAAGAACAAATACGGGGAAAATTGTTTTAACTAACTGACAACCAAATATCTGTCTCTGTAAAAGCAGTGTTAGGGTTACTTTCCCAAGTAATCCCATTATGTCTCAGACTATACGGGATTACTTTCCCAAGTAATGATTTAGTGATTTTACGAAAAATATACCTAAGATTACTTTGTAAAATTAATTTCATTACTTATATTTGCATCGTTCAAGTAATTTAACTACTCTAAATAAGTAATGAAACCCTATCTAAAAAAACTAGAAACAACCAAAGAGTCTCTACAAGTTATAGATTCAGAGACAGGAGAATTAATAGAAACTAAATCTGATTCTAAATCCAGAACAATTCTCGTTAATAACGAAAAAGAATTCTATCAACTCTACTACTCAATCAATGGTATTATAGATAAACTCTCTTTAGCAGAGTCTCGTCTCCTTCTTCATTTATCCATGATGTGTGATGGTGAGAATAAAATTGCTCTTCCTCTATACGTTAAAGAAGAGATTGCAAAATCCTCCACCTTACATGTTCAGACTATTAATAACTGTTTAACCACACTTACAAAGAAAGGAATTGTCATTAGAGTTGCTACTGGACTATACAGAGTTAATCCTCGTTATGTTTGGAAACGATCCCAATCTGAAAGAGATAAAATGTTAAAATA